ACGCTCATATCTTCAGCCCCTTGAAATAGACATCGCGAATAGCGCGTGTGTCTTTACGGTTAAGTCCGAAGAATTGCCGCTTGCGGTTATTCATTGCCGCCTTCTTAGACTCTGCCCTACTACTAAAAAATATCAGGCCGTCTTGTCCCTGTAGTCCCGATGTCATAGAGCCGCGCATTTTGCCCGTAAATATCAGCTTAACCTTATCGGCCTGTCTGCCTTTGCTTTGCCTAAAGCCTTTGTATGCCTCAGAGTATGGTCTAAACGGTTGCTCGTTTACATCTAATCCTAGGCTAGTGCGCTTGTTAATGCGGTTGACGCCTTCTGCCGCCGCTCTGCGCATCGCTCGCTTATGGTTCTTAGTAAACGTGCGGCCTAGCTTCTCTACCATCTTGCGCAGATCACGAGGCTTTGTGTCTATGCTTACAGTGATCATCGGTCGAGTCGGTTAAGCGGTATGCTTTCTTTCTCTTTGTCAGTGACAGTGCCGTCGTTGTCAGCGTCGTACTCGACACCATCTTGGAATACTGCGTCTAGCTCCTCACCATAACGCGATTTATAGAAGTCGAACATCTGCAAAAAGCGGTCGTCATCTACCCAGTTCGTTAGCTGTGGCAGTGCATACTTCCACAATACAAGGTAGGCGCTTGCGCGTGTCCACTGTGTGTCAGTTAGATAGCTAGGCACCATCTCGCCCTGTATGCCCTTGCGGTGCCACCAGCGGTTACGAATCTCACGCTCGATGTCTGCCTGCGCCTTCGCATGTTCAGCGGTAAAGGCCAAGATGCCTAGGTCAAAGATGTCAGGGACAATTGCTTCTAAATCGTCGTCGTCACTAAATGCCATGTGGTCACCATTTTACCTTTGCCGCCCAGTAGACAGGGTCTAGCGGCGTTGCATTGCGTAGGTTTTTCTCGTGTCTTGCGTACCAAGCCGCTCGCATTGCTTTGTCGCGGGCTGACTCACCGTCTCGTGGTGGGTAGCTTTTCGCGCCTTGAGCGCCGAACCTAATTAGCTTAATTACGCCTTTGTAGCGAGCCAATACCGCATGCGATTTGTTGGGATGTCGTGGCGTTCGCTTTGCCACGTTGTAATCCTCAAACCGTTCACCGCGATAATTAACTGCCATAGAAACCTCAGAGTAAAGCGGCCCCGAAGGGCCGCATACATCTTAGAGTGCCGCGTCAAACAGCATCTCAACACCGTAGCTGTCGTCAAGCTCGCCAACACCGTATACGGCAGTAGCGTTAAGCTCGAATGCACGGTTAGATGCGTCTCGCTCTGTTTCAAGGTTGAAGTCACGCTTCATAGCGATGCACATTGCTTCGCGAGTGAACACACAGCCCTTGGCGTCGTCTGAGCCGTCAACAGTGATGTTAGCTGACTGGTACACTTCGATGCCGCCGATAGAACCTACGAAGCCGTTGCGCATTGCTTCGTTCTGTAGGTCACCACCGTTGGGGTTAGCGAAGGTGTTAGTCAGGTTCGCTGACAACTGGTACGCGTGGTATGGGTGAACAACTGCGTACACAGGGCCAGTGGCCTTAGCGTTGCGCAAAGTTGCCGCCGCCTTGAACAGGTCTGCAACAGTAATCTCCTGACCCGCCGCGCCGATAGACGTTGAGAAACCATCGAATAGAGCGATGATGTCCTTGTCCATCTTAGTAGCGATAGAGTTGCCGAGTACAGTGCCAAGCTCCTGTGCAGGGTTGCCAGCGCCCATTGCCGCCATGTCAGTGAGCAATACCTGCGCACCAACTTCGCCGACAGTAACAGTGACACCAGACGTGCTGACAGTGCTTGAAGACATATCAGTGCCTTCAGTCAAATCAGCCGCAGTGACTGCTGGGTACTTTGGCACCTGAATAGTTGTACCAGCTACATTACCGATGTCGTAGCGAGTGATGAGGCCAGCCATGAGAGAATTCTCCTCGGCTGTAAAACGAGCCTGCATGATGATGTTGGCAAACAGGTCGTCAAGAGTTGAACTAGTAGTCGCCGCCATGATTAAAGTCTCCTAAGTAAGCGGTTTATTTATTAGCTAACATCATTGCACGGTAGGCTTCTTTGCCTCCGTTATTCCAGTTAGCCTCCATTTCTACCGCCGACATAGGTTTCGACGTGGAACCACCTACCGCAGTTTGCGAGCCAGCGCCACCAGCTGACGCCTTTACGAAGTGCGGGTTTGTTGACAAGAAATCACCGACAAGCTCATCAACGCTTAAAGGATCGCCGCTGTCGTTGTATCGTGGTGTCCCGTTCGCATCTACAACCTCTGCGGTGCCGTCTTCAGACAGCCGAACCGAACCACGTAGCAACTGACCAACTTGCTCTGCCGATACTGCGTTGTTCCTACTCGCCGCCGTGAGCAAAGCTCCATCGACTAACTGGCTTTCGAGACGTTGCTTGTACGTCCTAATTTCTAAGTCTTTCTTTTCGACGGTCTGCTTTAGAATTGACTCGAACTCTCCCCGCTCTTTCTGCTTCTCAATTTCAGCCTCTTGCTGTCGTTGTAGAAGTGACTTAGCTTCGTCGAGGTCGATACCATCTAGCTTTTTCTCGTACTGTCGCTTGGTGCGAGCAACACGGTCAGCCACTATGCGGTCTAACTCTTCTTGCGTGAACGTCTTTAAGTCCTGAACTTCTGGTGTTTCCACTGCGGCTTCAGTTACCGCGTCTGCCATGATTTCATCGCTCATGTTACGAATCCTCTTTCGAGTAGGTTAATTGTATCAAATTAGCGTGACTTGCGCTTTTTCTTGCGCTTCTCTTTCTTGTGGTACGGCATACGTCCTCCTATTCAGGTACAGGCACCCACCAGTGCCGACAGTTGTAACCACCTCTTACACGGAACGGGTCACCAGAGCGTTTGCCCTGCCACGAGTCGTCCCATATCTCGTATATCTCGTCTGTCGTGTATTCCTTACCGACATGCTTTTCACAGAAAGGCCGCGTTGTTTCAATCGTATCACCTTCATAACGAAACTTGGTAATGCCTGCCTCTGCCGCCGCCGCTTGCTGTACCGACGAGCTAAACTCAAACAGTGCGTCATGTAGCATTGTCTTAGAGTAGCGTTGTAGGTCAGCGTCTAGCAGGTTGTTAAGCTCAGACAGACTCGCAGAGAATGGCGTACCCGACAGCGTGTTGTTGTAGACCTGCTGATACAGCGCCTCTGCAAACTCGTCAGCCAATGCCTCATGACCTGTGAAACTAAACTGTTGAAGCTGTCCGATGACCGACTGCGGCACACGGAAGTCGGCAAACTGCTCCATAAACTCCTGTGTCAGTGCTACAGCGTCAGGGTACTCGCGGATAATGTCGTCAATTACCGTCAGGTACTCATCGCGTACAAGGCCGTCTATTTGCGTTCTAAGAGCTAGTGCGGCATCTAGGTCAAACAGCACCCCGTCACGTAAAGGAAGCCCAGCAAGCGCGTCTGTAAGTCTTAGACGTAGAGACTCCATAGCGCGCAGAAGGCGACGCTCATGTGCAGAGGTCGCTCGTTCTAGTGCGCGTGTAAGTTCCTCACTGTCCATCTTCTGGCGCTACTGTGAAGTCACCTAGTGCCTGCTGTCCCTGCTCAATCTCAGTGTGTGCTTGTGCGAGCATTTCGTCATCAAGTAGCAGGTCAGCAATCTGCTTATCGACCGCCTGTGCGAATGTAGTAGAGCGGACGCCTGACGCCTTAGCCTGTTGCAGGTAACGCAATTCTGACTCGTAGTCACGAATGTCGAAGCTGTCAGGGTAGCTAATCTCTACCTCATGCAACGGATGCCCCTGCCACGTACACCACAACTGCCATAACTGCTCTTCGGCAAGCTCTAAGATGTCAGCCTTCTCGGACAGTTTAGCGTTCAACATTTGAAACTCTGTCTGCATAGCTACGCCTGACTGCATGATTGCTTCTGTGCCACGTACTGCGCCCATGTGTGCCATACGGTTGATAGACTCAATCTTGTCCTCGATAGAGGCACGTATGGCGTCGAGGTTAGCGCCAGAGGGTTGCATCTGATACGGCTTTAGCCCTGCGTCAATGTCATCGCTAATGTTGATGACTGCGCCTGCGCCAGCACTAGCGTCCGTGTCGTAAGTCTTAACCAGTGTAGGGTGGTTAGAGATACGGATTAACTGCTCGATTTCCGATAGCTCTTGGTAGATAGCCTGTTGCATGTAGGCAATGTCACTTATATCGCTGATGCCAATGCCACGTACTACTGAGCGGTTTGAGGGCAAATGTACTGCAGGTATTTTGCCAATAGGGTTGTCAATAGTCTCGATGACGTTAGCCTCGTCGCCGTGGTAGCGCACTAGCTGAATCGTCTCTCGCGTCCAGATACGAAAAAAGGTTTCGGTCGTTGTGCCGTCGATACGGTTCACCGACTCCCTAACCTTCATGTAGGTCAGTTCATGCCGACCGCTAGGCATTCGCTCGTACTTCCAGTCGTAGACATTCTCAGGCGTAATCAGCGTCACATAAGGACGAATCTCTTGTGCCAGTTCCTCTGCGCGTGTGCCTGCTGTTGATTGCGGCTTATCGAGCATAATCCATACGTGACCGTATACGCTCGACCATATCTGCGCCTCACGCATAAAGCTATTAAAGCTCTGCCCGTCGAGGTTGCTGTCCTTTAGAAACGCCTCAAGGTCGGCACTGCCTTCCATCTGCTGATAGTTGCGAGTAGGAGGCACACGCCACAGGAATGACGAATAGACATGCACGACGTTACGGCAGTGATTGTCTAGCGGGGTTAGGGCTAGGCGTCTGTTGTAGGCGTTTTTGTCTTCGTTTAGGTAGCTAGTCAGGTATGACCCGTCGCGGTAGTCTTGCCCACCCATGTAGCTACGGAGGTAAAACTCCCAGCGGTCGATATTGTTTTCGTAATCGGGATGCTGGTATTCAATGTCTTCGTAATACATTTACGTCCACCTCTGCGGGGCTTGCGGCGCG